GGACCATTGCATATTATAAATGGTAGATTTTATTGGACAGTTTGTTGTAATCCCAGTGGAAATGCCATGACTGTCATTATCAACACCGTCTTTAGTTCTTTGTTCTTTCGATATGTTTGGTACAAGCAATTAAAAGAGCACTCTTATGATATTACTCGTTATCCCTTTGTTGATTACGTTGCCTTTCAAGCCTATGGTGATGATAACATAATGGGTGTCCATGAGAGTTTTCGTCATGTGTTCAATCCTGCCGCTATAACGAAGCAGGGTGCCAAAATCGGTCTCACCTATACGGACGAGATTAAATCTAAGGAGGGTTTGCAAAACTTTCGACTTTTGACTGAATGTTCTTTCCTTAAGAGAGCATTTGTCTATGATGATGAACTTGCTCTACACATAGGGCGCCTCGATCTAGACACTATTATGGAAATATGCTGTTGGACCTGGAAAGATGTGACCTATGATGACCTGGCAATGGGTGTCGAACAATGCCTCCGGGAGCTAACCCTTTACGACGCTGAAACATATCGAATCAAGGGTGGATTGATCTTACGGGAAGCTCACGCTTGTAAATATCCACTTATTAGAGTTGCCGCGCGCTCAGTGCTGCGCCGTCAACTCTTGTCCCCAGAACCAATGCCTAATTTAGACTACGTGCTTTAAGCACGTGGCAACGGTCTAGGAAGCCCCCTAGGCCATAACCATTTGGGAACGCTGCATGAGCGCGACCTATGGATGGGCAACAGAACGGTTTTAAGTGTTTTACTCTGTATAATATAAAACAAACACTCATGCAAAAGGATGGACTGATTAATAGGTTAGTCTTGGTATTTTAATTCCTATTGCCACAGAACAAGCTCAAACCGAAATAACTCCTACTGCCGAAGTCCAACAGATTACCGACTTTCAAGAGGAGTCTAATGTCCAATTAGGTAATCCCCACTTCGCTGAAAAGCGATCAAGTTCAAAGTGGATTAAAGAACTGACTAACTTTAATGAAGGTCGAGTTCATAATTTACTAGATTTCTTGAAAAGACCACGTCCTGTAACTGCTGCCACCTGGACAATATCCCAAACAAGTGAGACGATAGTTGCTTCTTGGGATTTCCCAAATGCTATACTCTCATCCGAGATGATTACTTGCAAAACTAATGATTTTGCCTTCCTCCGATTCGATGTGCATATGCGTTTTCAGCTCAATGCGAATAAATTTGCTATTGGTTGTCTTATAGCCAATATGCACCCCGTTCCTACCCTCAGTGATTCTGAAACTGACGACCGTAACCTCACCACCACAACTTGCACTCCATATTGTCTTATTGAAGCTTCTTCCGCTGCCACAGTGGAATTTAAAGTTCCTTTCACCTACAATAATGCTGCATGGGATGTGGTTAATGACCAGGCTATACCTTGGGCCAGCGTTGAGTTAGCTGTTCTTAATCAGCTATCCGCGAGCCAAGGAAGTACATCGGTTGAAGTAAGAGTCTGGATGTGGTGTGAAAACATATCACTCGAGGTTCCTACACCGATTAAGGTGACCCCCTACGCCCCAACTCGTTATCTGGCACAGTCAGAGAGCGAGAAGGCCGCGAAGACAGGGTCAATAGTTGGTATCGCCAAGAAGATTGGTGGTGTTGTTACTGACGTTGGAGAAATCGCATCAACTGTTATGGACGGTATTGGTTCAGCAGAGAATTGGATCCAAGATCTAGGATCCTTAGAAATGTTTGGCTTCTGCAAGCCAACCAACTTGTCCTCCCAAGTCAATATAACGCAGACACCGTCTAAAGGAATGGGTTCCTTTAACGGTGATGATAATAGTGCCACTCTCGGTGCTAACATAAAGAATGCTATCACTAATAATAATGAGCTCTTTGGGTATGATATTGATCAAATGGACATATCCTATGTTACATCGAACCCATGTTTTCTCGAGACGTTTAATTGGGCAACAACTGATACGACTGGCAAGGTCCTCAAATCTTGGCCCGTCACTCCTGGCTTATGTGCTGTTGGATCTTCAACAGCTAACGTGAGTCCTGGCCATATGGCGTACGTTGCCTCAATGTTCGCCCTTTGGAGAGGAGACATTAATTATAAGTTTCAAGTTGTTGCGAATTCTTTTTACTCAGGGAGACTTGGAATTTGTTACCTCCCCCGTAAAACCAGCGTCGCCACTCCTGTTGCCTATGACGACATAGATGCTGCTGTTCAATCCATCATAGATGTGAGAGACTCTTCCGTCACTCACTATACAGCCAAGTGGGCAGTGAATGTGCCCTGGTTACGTGTTCGATTAGCCTCTCGGACTTCAGTTGGAACCGGCATGACTTATTCAAGTCTTGCTAGTTCTGCTGTTTGCGCTGGGTTACTCTTCGTCTATGTAATCACCCCCTTGGTCGCCCCTGATTCCGTACCGACTACAATCTATGTCAACACCTTTACATATGGCTCTCCAACATTGCAATTTTCTATACCTGCATGTGAGTTATATAGTCCAGCTGCTCCTCCTCCTGAAGCAGACGTGTTGGCATTGCGTCCATGGCGTAAACCGGAAGCCTTAGATGCTGAGGACTCTAAGAAGAAGAAAAAGTTGCATAAATCTTCTAGTCGCTATCAAGCACAAATGGATAATTCCCCAGAATCTATCCAAACCGACCCTGCAACATCCCGCTTTCATATAGCTCCTATAAAAGGTTTAGCCACCCCGAATGATTACAAAATTTGCGC